GAGGGGTCAAGCACGTGGGCGTTCTGAGCAGCGGGAGTAAGTGTGGGCGAGTTGGGTTGGGCTGGAAACCGAATGGGGGCTTGAACCGGAGGCAGGCTGGGGCGAGCCGGTGCAGGCTGGTTGTTTAGTTTCCGTGACCACCAATCACTACTCATCTAAATCCTCAATGATTGACTTGAACATTTCCCGTATGAACTTCTCCGACATCTCTTCAGAGATATCAACGGAGTCCCCAAGTTTCAATGTACCCGAATCAAGGAAGTACGAGATAAGGGCAACACTAAAGGAGACAAGTGCCTCAACGGTGTCACTAAACTCCTCAGATGACATGTCACCTGATATCTCGTTAAGTTCTACCGCCCAAGAGGCGCACTCTTTTATCACTTCGGTAATGCCGGTGCCCGACATTATCATCCACTTCTTGAACACGTCAAGAAGTTCGATGCGCTGAACGTCCTCAGAAGGGAGGGAGAAACCGGCGTCTGCCGCCAGTTTCTGTCCCCCCAATACTGAGAGCATCAGAAAGAAGTTGCGCTTGGATACTGCCTCGTTCATCATTTACCCTTTGCTTCTGCCCAACTAAGGGCTGAGTGGCATGAAACTTTCAGGGGGATTCCATCATACACTCTGCCGTCGCCCATAGCGGTCATAAGAATGCTACGCATCTCGGCACCCTCCCCTGCTGGAACTGCTACGACGAGTTCGTCATGGACTTGCACCAGCAGTTGAGCGTTGGAGTCACGGAAGGCTTCAGCACAGTCAACCATAGCCTGCTTACAGATATCCGCTGCTGACCCCTGCACCACAGCGTTGACTGCCTGACGCTCTGCGCGAGACTTGTCGCCCTTGTCGGACGAGAGCAGGTCAGGTAACCGACGACGACGGCCTGACATGGTGGTCACATACCCGAACCTACGCCCCTCTGCTACCACCGCCTGCTTCCATTTGGTGATACCTGAGAACTGCCGGTAGTACTGGTCGATGACATGCTTGGCGTGGTCTTCGGGGATTCCCGTGGTGCGGGCCAACTTCTGATAGCCACCGCCGTAAGCGGTGAGGAAGTTGACACCCTTGCCCAGTTGTCGTTCCTCTGGGGTAACTTCGGACACGGGCTTATTCAAGCACAGGGCCGCAGCACCGGAGTGGATGTCCTCGTTGGACAGGAAGAAGTCACTCATCTTCTTATCGTGGGAGAACATGCACATGACACGCAGTTCGATTTGGTCGTAGTCAGCGACCAGCAGTTCGTACCCATCGGGGGCCACGAAGAGGCTACGGACGCTGCTATCTCTAGGAATGTTTTGCAGGTTGGGATTAGAGGAACTAAGACGCCCTGTCGCTGTGCGGTGGAGATGGAACGATGGGTGCAGACGCCCCCTCACCAACTGGGGCAGAAGCCCGTCAACATATGTTGACACAAGTTTCTTTGTCTCCGACCACTCCAACAGCATCGGGATAACGGGATGCTTCGACTCCAACTTCTTCAGAGTCTCCTCGTCCACGGACGCAGCCCCAGTACCAGTCGTCTTAGACGGCTTCAAACCTAAGCCACCCTCGCGCTTACCCTTGAACAGCAACTCTTGCTTGTGCTTCGTGCTGCCGGGGTTGAACCCCGGTGGGGCGTACTGGTACATGTCAAGCAGGAGTTCGTTGAGGCGCAGGTCAAGTGACTTGCCAAGAGACTTCATGGCCCGTTGGTTCACGGGGATACCTGTGTCCTCCATGTCCATGAGGACTCGCAGTACATCCATGTCCTGATAGAAGCAGGCGAGCAAGTCGGTGTTGGCTTTTATCTTCCGGTACAACTTGTTGTACAGAAGCCAAGTCCACCGAACGTCAAGGTGCAGGTATCTAGCAGCCGCAGAGAACGGTACTTCTGTGATGACTGCGCCTAGTTTCCCACCTACGTTGTAGGGGTCGAACTCATTGAAGTTAGTACCAATAAGGTTATCAAGGCTGTACGAGGTTAGATTCTCGTTCACGATGTGCTGGGCAATCATCGTGTCAGCGAACGGCCCAAGGGGAAGCCGACCATCGAAGTACTTGCGGACGGAACGCGCGTCGAACTTGACGTTGTGGCCCACCTTTACAGCATCACTAAAAAAGAGCGGCTCTAGGGCTTTGAAGACCACCGACTTCGGCAGTTGCGCTGGGGCAGGGGAGAATACGGCTGGTTTGAAGAACTTAGCCTTAGCCATTGATTCCTCGCCGTTCTTGAGAATCTTCCGGTAGCCGGGAGGCGGTGTAGTCGACCCGTCACCTGTGAGGGCAGGGTGGATGACCTCACCGTTGGGGTGACCCATCGGAATGACCCACGACTTCGACGTAGTGGCGATGCCAAGCCAGATGACCTCGTTGCGGAGGGGGTCAAGGGCTAACGTCTTGCGCCAACGACCGACTATGGATTCCTTAGAACGCCTAAGGATATCTTCGTTCTTAGCCTTGAGGGTAGCGGCGTGCGCTTCCCACTCAGATTCGATCAGCGCCAGAACATCGGGGTGCCTGTCGACCACACCCCGTGTCTCAACGTCGAAGCAGAACACTCCCGCCGAAAGAGCCTCATCGACTACCGACTTGAGTTCTTCCTCTGTAAAGACAATGTGGGGGGCCTCACGGCCCCCCACAACGTGACGATCTGAACCCACGGCTCAGTCGTCCAAGTCCTCAATCGCAATGCTCTGCAAGGTCTTGCGGTCTGGACTCTGAATGATCTCAGGAGGGTATGCCCTGCTGCGGAAGTCACGCAGGTCAGCGTCGGTGAGAGGGTGGATGCCGTACCAGTCGTCTGCGAGGTCACGCTCTTTCACAACCTGATGGTTGGTGGCCGACGTGGTGCCCTTGCCGGTGCGGGACACAGCCCAGTAGTGCTTCGACAGCGGACCCTGATTGGGGTTGGTGTGGAAGTTCTTCAACTGGTCGATGACCCGAGGGCCTACTTCGTAGGACTTCACCGCAGGGTCGGTGTCGGGTTCCATCATCACGACGTTGAAAGCGAACCGCGTAGCGGGGCGGTTGCCAGCGTCGCACAGAGGGCAACCCTTTGGGTCAAGGTCTGCGATGCAGGTGAACGACTTCTGCCCCTGCCGCTCAACCCAGTGCTGACGGAAGGAGGCGTATGGCTCATCCTCCAAGAACTTGATGATGGTTGGGTCTTCGCCAACCTTGAGCCGCTGGGCGAAGGCCGAGTCAGCGTTCTTCACCTTGTCAGCGGCACCCCACCCACGCTTGATGACACGTGTAGTGGAGGGGTGGTTCTGAGTGAGAACCGCTGACTGCTCAGCGGCGGTCTCGTCAACTTCGTCAATGTCGTCGTCGTAACGTCCCATTTAGGGCCTCTTTCGTGTGTGTGTTTAGTCTGCGGGCCAGTTGGCCCTGATGTGTTTCTGGAAGCCTGACCAGTTGGCCAGTTTGGAGTGGTCCAAGTTGAACTTGGTGACCGCCTCAAGTAGGAACTCTACCTGAGACCTGCTGTAAAGTCTACGACCTTTGGAAGGTTTTCCGGGGATTTGTTCCCCAGCGGGGGCGGGTGTGCGGTACTTGACCTTGGGTAGCCAACCGCGCTGCTCCCATGACCTTATAGTCACCGCCTTGCGGTTGAGGGCGCGAGCCAGTTCACCGATGGTGAAGAACTCCTTGTCCTCTCCTTGTATACGATACACCTTACCCCTTGCTCCGTTCAGTGCATCGGTTGGAGTGTTCTTTACCTTACGGTCAGACACCCTGTTCTTAGGGGGTGTGTTACCGGGCCAGTCTGGTAGGTCGTCAAACAGGCTCAGTTGTTCTGGAAGTTTCTTGTCAGCCACGGTCGGCCTCCTCGGCTGAACTATGCCTATTTTGGTATAGTTGCGCGTTGTCGTCAGTCACGTCGGCCTCCTGCCATGCGTCGATGGCGGCATCCCAGCCAGCGTCAGAGCCTGCCTGCATGACGGTCACAAGCGCATCGCCAGCGGCACGCAGCCGTTCAATCTTGTCGGCGGCTTCACTCAACTGCGACGGGAACACATGGGGTGTGTCGTCGTTCATGCAGTTCAGGGGGCGATGACCCATCACCCATCCGCAGCGGATGCACTTTTCTTCGCTGTGGCCCTTGTGGTCGTGGGGTTCTACTGGTGGTGCTGGTAGCAACGACTCTGCTGGAATGGGTGCGATGAAATCGTCCACGGGGTTGGCCTTCTTGAAGTAGTTGCCGTAGCGGTCCCAGTACGACTGGATAGCGGGGGTGAGCGACTGCCGCCACGACTGCTCATGGTTGGAACCGACCACAAGCCACGCAGCACCCTCGCTGGCGAGAATGGCGTGGGCGTGTTCAACCTGTGCACGCAGACGTTCAATCTTGTCAGCGGCTTCTGTGATGACTTCGGCGCTCACTTGTGCACCGTCCCGAGCGTGTCGATGGCTTCGTCAAGCGTCATCGGGTGCAGCAGGCGGGCGGTGTCGCACGGCCACTGGTAGTCGCACTCGCAGCACAGGTCTGGCTCAGTTGCGCTCTGCTGGTGTAGGGCGTCGATGGCGTCAAGCACGGCACGCAGCCGCTCCACCTCGGCACGCAGCCGTTCGATCTCAGCCTTTGCCAGACAGAACGTGCATCGGCCGCACCCGTTCTTGTTGTAGATGCATTGCAGTTGCTTCACGATGTCGTCAGCCACGGCGGGCCTCCTTGCAGCGATGACACACGATGCCGTTCGGCAGGCACTGGCACGGGAACGACGCAATGACGGCACGCAGACGTTCGATCTCGGCGTGTAGGTGGTCAATCTCTTCCTGTTGGTCTGTGATATCAGACATCGGGAACCTCCAACCGCTTGAGAGTGTGCATGTGAGCGCCAACCATGCGGATGGTAGCCTCCAGAACTTCAATGCGCTTTTGTAGTTCCTCAAGTTTGTCAGCGGCCTGAGCGAAGAGTTGCCCAGAGAGCATTATGAGATTGAGTTTGCCGTTGGTCTCTTCAACAATCTTGGCGAAGAACCGCAACTCTTCAACTAGGTTGAGTTCATTCTCCATCGTATGACCTACCCTCAATTACCTTGAACGCCCACGATACCTTGAGGTCGTAGAACTCAGTGAGTTTGTCGGTCAGTTCGGGGTGGTTCCACCCTAGGGCGAGAACCCTCTCTTCGGATACGACTTCGATGACTTCCTTGACTTCATCCCAGTACCCGTTGTCTTTCGCCCACTTTGTGGCGGCGGCTGAGTCGAATACCTCAGAGACACGGCGCTCTTTCTTGAGCGTGAAGTCCCCAGCGGGGCACCACACGTGCCCTCGGTCGTCTGGGGTTCCATCGGTGTCAAGTTCCTTGACGAGGACTGACTTCAACTCGTTGACCTGTTTGGTCACCTTGTCAAGCAGATACTTCGTGTCGCTGTACTCTTTGGCCAGCCTAGACCGATCTTGTTCACTCATGTGGTTCTCCTTTTAAACGTCTGATTCTCGTAAGAAACTAGAAAGACTGCTGAGTGTCAACTCAAAGCCACCCTTGATGTCGTGGTGCTTTCCGTCGACCCAAGCCTCGTTGATCAACTTCTTCTGCTGGAGCATTTCGTACTGGCGCTCTTCGATGCTGCCCTGCATCACGAAGGTGGCAATCGTAACATGGTCGAACTGGGATGACAACCTGATGATGCGGGCTTCTCGTTGCTCCAACTTTCCCGAGGACCACGGGAGGTCGTAGGAGATGAGGTAGTTGGCCATCGGAAGGTCGACGCCGTAGCCACCAGCATCCGAGGAGAGGAACAGCCGAACGTCACTTCGGTTGGAGAACTCTTGCTTAGCAGCGTCCTTCTCATCAGAAGTCATATCGCCGGTAAACAACACGGAGCCACATACTTTCTTGGTGGACTCTTGGATGATGCGCAGGTTCTCCTTGAAGAAACTGAACAGGACTACTTTGTTTTTAGGGTCTTCTTCAAGTACCTCTGATACGTACTCAATGACAGCATCCATTTTAGGTGACTCCGTAAGCGCCACAAGGAGACCTTCTTGCTCCAAAACGGCTGCATATGCACTCCCTTGATCCGGTTTAGTTTGGTCGTTGTACAGCCTAGCCGAACGCCGAACGAGTTCAGGGCTGTCGCACAGCATCCGCAGCACGGTGAGTTTCGACATGATCTGCCCTTGGGCGGCGTTGGCCTGTGGATCGTTGTAGTGCTTCCAGAGGCTGAACGACCCACCGCTCATCGACATTGCTTGCTGGAGGTCAGTAAGAAGGGCACCTGATATCTTACGATAGACATCAGCACCTTTCCTATCGAAAGGCACTGGGATTGTCTGGTGTATAATCTTGGGCAATTGGTCGGCAATGTCCTCGCGAGTCTTGCGTATTACGCAATCTGATAGCGAGTTAAATAGCGTCTTAAGGTTACGATATTTAACCGGCCTACCGAAGTGGTCGCGCACGATGAAGGTGCGGTCGAACACATCGAACCTGCCGAGGATTTCCGGGTCAACGAACTCCATGATGGAGAACAACTCTTCGGGCTTGTTCTCTATGGGCTGTCCGGTGAGGGCAAACCGATAGGGAACGGTTTTACCTATGCGCTTGAGTAGTTTAGATCGTTTAGCGGCTCGAGATTTTATCATGGTTGATTCGTCAATAACCATACATTCCCACTTAACACTCTTAAAGTAACCCGTATCACGTGATAGGGACTCAGGGTTAACGATGATGTAGTGGGCTGATATGGCTGACCGCCATAGGCGTTCACGTTCCTTGGGCGAGCCGTCGATAACGATGGCACGCGAGTCGGTGAACTTCTTGATCTCCCTGAACCATTGGTACTTGAGGGATGCTGGCACAACGACCAAGCAGCGGTCGATTTCACCTGTGGAGAACAGATGTTCGACCGCTGCGATGGTGGTGACCGTCTTACCTGCGCCCATGACTAGACCGAGGAGCATCTGACCCCTGTCGACCATCTTGTCAACAGACTCTTGCTGGTAAGGATATAAAGAACCTTTAAACGTCATTATCTGATGTTACCGGAACAACTTTCACCATGGGTGTCCAGCCACCACGGGTTCTCCTACAGGCCCCTGTGCGGTGGCAGAAGGCATCGCTGTAAGCGCAGTCGCCCTCGCGGATGGTGCCTGAGCACACGGGGCACCTGTAGATGTCGCCTTTCATTACACCTCTCCTCGTTTGCCACCAAAGTAAGGGACGCCCAACTTATGGGCGATGAGGGAGTCAGCGAGGGATACCCCATCGACTGACACTTCTGCGAGCCACCGGCCATACTTGTCCTGAGGCTTGTGCGAAGTAATGACTGCTTCCTTACCCACGAATGGGAGCAGGAACTCGCGGGCTTCCGAGTAGCCGGGTTCTCCACGTTCGGGGGTGTTGACGCCGTAGATGCGGAGCCGCATCTCGTGGAAGATACGGAAGCCTAGGTCGACGCGGACATCAAGGGTGTCACCGTCGACTGCGAGCAGGATGGTGCCTTTGT